ATCTGAAAACTTCTTCACTAGTGCATCCCATACCTTCTCTGCCTCAGGCATGCTTATAACAGAAGCTGCCTCAGTAACTACTGATTCGCTTAAATTATTATACCATTTCATTAATTCGTCATAAGACATATCGTATGTAGGATGATCGTCAGTAGCATCAAATGCTTTTAATTCTTTAGGCTTGTCCTTCAATAAGTTTTGTAGAGCTTTATATCTATTTTCGACAGCATTTTTTGTCTTGGTTGCATTAAATAGATTGTCTTTAGGCATTTTCCATTTTACATCCCAATCCTTTTTAGTGAAGTCTTCAGTAACTGATTCTGGTAAAGGTTTAGCATCTTTATGTTTTAGTTTATTATACCATTGATTTGAGAGTATGTAATTACTGGCAAATGCTTTTAGTTCCTTTTCGCTGCCAAATGATTGACCGCCTGCATCAATGTCATAACCTTTGTAATATAGGTTGTATTGAGCTCCTCTTGAATCCTCTTTAGTTTTAAGAAAGACTATTTCGTCATTACCAATAAATTTGCCTGGCATTTTACCTTCATCAACTGATTCTTTTTGAGCATCTTTCCATGCCTCTTCGTCTGGATAATCTTCATCTCCTGGCTTTGCTGGCTTTTCTCCTCTTTTTCTTTTAGCATGAACGTTAGCCCAAAGACCCTTTTTCTTTTTCTCTTCTAAAAAATCTTCTATGGTTTTTATATTTTTCATATTATTATTTATTTTATTTTCGCCTAGCATTTTTAAGCCTCTTTTACCGTAGTGGTCCTTTATTCTTTGTCTAAGTATTACAGCTGCTTTAGTATAATTACCGTCAACTAATATTTTATACCCTTCGACATCAGCTTCTAATTCTTGTTTTTCAGAATAATCGCCCTTGTGCTTGAGTCTATAGTGCGAAATTTCATGAGCTTGAATAGCAAGTAGATGATCGTATGTCAAATCTTTTAAAGACTCGCCGTCAACATATATTTGCTTTTTACCTGGAACTAAAAAACCCAAACCATGAGATTTGAATATAGGAGCAAAATCGCTTGCGTAACTTTCATGTTCAGAATAAATAACGAACATTTGGAATGATTTATCGATTTCGCTTTTTGCAGCTACAAGTCCTTTCATATCTTTATTGCCCTAGCGCTTTATTTACAAGAGTTTTAATTACTTCAGTGTAGTCATCCTTCATAGCAAACTTAATCTTTTGACCTTCAGACTTTGCATTTTTATTTATCCACTTAAGATGGTCCTTGTCTGTAAGAAATTTAGCAGCTTCTGATGAAACTGATTCAGGGTCTTCTCCAAATTCTTCAGGAGTTGTAGCAAAATTCTTTCCGTATGTAGAAGCATTAGACTTCTTTAGATTATTAATTCCACCAATTTTAATGTATATGTCATTATTAATAGGCATTGCCTCAAAGAATACTACATCTCTCTCCTCAGGATCGTTGTCTCCCTTAACCTGGTCTATTGCATATTCGCAATGAACTCTCCATGTCTTTTCTCCATTTACTTGGTAATATTTCCACATTGATTTACCGAAGTCTGACGCTGGTACCTTATACGCAGCTTCATTGATAAAGGCTTCAAATGTTTTTAGATTTTTCATATCTTTATTTTTTATTTAATCCATTTTAGATTTGAATCTTAGCATTTTCTTTTGGGATTGGAGCATATCTAATTTAGCGTTAAGCACTTCCAAATTCAATGCCATTAATTTTCTTTTTTTGACATCTTCAATATCTGACATCTTTTTCTGAGTTTCTTTAATCTTATCCTTTACATCACTGATGGCATCCTTATTTTTATCTAATGGATCATCGCCTTCGTTTATAAAATCAGAAAATAATAAAGTATTTTTCATATTGTATATATCAAAGAAAAAAGCTACCCTATTAGGATAGCTTTTTTAATATTTAGATAAGAATAAAGGTCTCTTATCATCATACTGTTGTGATGATATGTGTTATTTGAGGTAAGCAGGGTATTAGGTAGTGTCTTTTCACAAGTTCTTACCATATTCTTTGCGCCTTCTAAGTGGTCTATAGTTTCGCAGCTATCTATAACTCTCATAATTTTCTCGTATGCTACGGATCTGTCTGATTTGAATTCTATCATCAATTATGCATCTTCTAGTTCTGATTTAACCTTGTTCCAATAACCTACAGTGTTTGCGTTATTTAAACCTCTTGGTCCGCCGTTCCAGCATCTTGCAATTTCTTCAGCTGTAGTTAAATTATAGTGGTCTACATAGATATTAAACATCTCTATAGATTTATTTCTATTCCATCTATTAAAATATGTAAATCTTTTATCGCTTCCTTGTCTTTTTAGAATTCTATTGACATCATTAACCATGGTCTTTCTTATTTGTAAACAACCAACTGCGTCTTCTCCTTTATGATATGCCGAATCATTATCACTGCTCTCAACTTGTATAATAGCATCTAATAAATTTTTGACCTCATACTTGAAGTAATAAAACTCTTCTCTTCCCCATGGCCAATGAATTACTGTAGTATCTATTGACTCATATGCTAGTGTATCTATTTTAAGAGTAAGACTATCAATAACACTAAATAGACTATCAATAGTACATGCACTCTTCTCAATATCTGTGTCTATTCTTTCGATTAACGTATCTACTTTATGATTGTATATTGATACTGTTCCTATAAACATAGCAGTATAAAGTATTAGCGCTGATATTAAAAATATTTTTACTGAATCTTTCATATTATTTTATTGTCTTATGGTTCTTAATTCCATACTTACTCTTATACATCGCTATCATGTCCTCACCTCCCATACCAAGTTCTTCTATAATATACTTATTAGGTATCATTGGTTTTCTTGCATTCGCGTTGTTTATTCTATCCGTAGTCTGTTCGTTTGGATAGACCTCCATTGTATGAATCTTTGAGTTCTTAGTTTTCTTATAGACTACAATTACCATCATGCCATCTCTTTATTAACAGCGTCTGCAATTAATACCTTGCCTCTTCTTACTCGATTCTTAACAGTCTGTAGGGACATATTGTGCTTTTCAGCAAGAATCTTGTATTTCATACCATTTAACATTCTGTCTATTAATAGGTCTCTGTACATTGGCTTTAAGTTTTTAATAGCCTCAACTGTTAAATCATATTTGAATTGAAGTGCATTGTCCTCTTCCATCATCTCATTAAATGAAGGGGTAGTATCGATCTCAGATCCAACGTCTAGATTTCCTTCAGAGTTAACCTCAATTCCAAATTCTTTCATGCCAGTTAATGACTTTGTTTTGTTTCTATCGTTCTTATATCCAAGAGCAGCATTAAAACCAATCTTATATAACCATGTAGTTACCATTGCCTTTTCAGGATTATATAGATCTGACTTAGTCCATAGTTTTGTTAACGACTGAACTGCTAAATCTTCAGCAGTGTCCCAATCATTAACGATCTTGTTAATATGTGCTGTTAAACCTGGCTTAATTCTATTATAAAGTACTGCAAAAGCTTTTGGGCTTTTAGTAGTTAAATAATCGGCTGTCATTTGTTTATAGGTCTTTTTAATCATATTCTTTGTTTTAGTTATTTTTTGTAATTTGTTATATGTTAATATAATCAATCTTGTGCGAAATAAAAAATCATTGGTGATTTATTTTCACAAAGTTATTAACAATTTNTTTAGTGTGCCTGTGTTAGTATTATGAATAGTTCTTCTTCTATTTCTTCTAACTCTTTAATTTTTAAAGCCTCTTCTGCTTCTCTTTGCTTCTTCAGATTTAATTTAGTTATATCTGGATGTATAAATTTACTCATTTTATTAAGATTATTAATGTTGCGATTATGGCTAATATGCCTGCGATCCAAACAGTAGATGCAATGTATTTTTCCTGTCTGGTTGTTAGATTTATGCTCCACTTTTTCTTAGAGTGGTAGTCATGGTCGTTCATGCGTTGTAGATCGTGATTGTTCATTTTAATTTATTTCGTTTTATTACTATATCATATGCAGCTTCCACTACATCTGAGTATTCTCTATGCTTCCACCTGGATGGGTCAGATTCTCTTAGCTTTTTAGATTCGATAAAAACCTCATCTTTGATACCCTCATAATGGGCTTTGTATAGTATATCTTCAATTCTAGACATGGTGTTATTTCTTTTTCATAGTTGGAGTTAACCACATATCTCCTTGGAACATTATCTCTAATAACCTTGGTTCGTTTTGGTCAATTCTGTTAAACAATCGTAATGAAGCTACGGTATCATGTTTCATCATTTTATCTACTTCACCCTGTATTCTTTCAATTGATACTACAGACTCTAATTTATCTAATAGACCTGGAGTAAACATAGCGTTCCATAATTCCTCATCTATTTTGAAGTTTTTGGTGATTGAGAATCTCAATGCCCGGATCAACCGGAGAGGGTCATCTAGTAGTGTTTGGATTGGGTCCAGCGGAGTCCTTAGAACACCTAGGCTTAAGTCTTTCTTTCCATTGAATAAATCAATCACCTCACCGTCTAATGATTTAGCCAGTGCATTAACAGTGAAGTCTCTTCGGGTTAAATCATCTTCTAAGGTACCTAATTCTAGGATTGGTCGTCTAGTTCCTTCAACAACTCCAACTTCTTTTCTTGCCATTACAAAATCTGCAATAAGACCGTCATGTTGGTGTCCTTTTGGAAACCTTGCTCGAACTGTAAAACAGTCTTCTGTCTTCAAAAAGATTTTGAAACCTTCAATTTCTAAATGAGAAACCATAGAGTTAAAACCGTCTTCAACAGTACCATTCAGATCATCTAATACAAAGGTGAAATCTATATCGTTCGTATGAACATTCAATATCTCATCTCTTACGCAACCTCCTACTTCAAATATTTTTGGCATAGTATTTTTGTTTTTGTTTGTTATAGTATAATATAATCAATAAAGCACGAAATAAAAAACTTTTATGCACTTATTTTTACTAAAGTTATTAACAATTTATGATTCAATCTCTGCAAACAAATCCTTAAGCTTTTTAAGCTCTACTGGTTTAAAACTCCAACTATCACAATTTACGTTTATAAGACTTTGCTTGTGGTTACTTTTGTATTTAGCTCCTGGGAATGAAATAACTGAATGATAGCCCTTCTTCTTATTGTGCCAGTCTCGAAGTGGCCAGTACGACATCACGATCTCATGTTTGTTATCAACTTGAATATCGCAATCAAGCACGTTTAATTTATGCCTATGTATTTCAACAATATCGTTAGTAGCATCGTCGAACTCTCCCTTAATTAGAAGAATAGTTCCATTTAGCTGGCTGATTGTTTCGTCTGCTGTGATTGGATCCCATGCAAAATTACCTAAAACATAAACAAGGTCGTCTTCTGATACTACAGAGTTCCAAGCACCTATCATGCCCTCGTTCATTTCTTTAACACAAGAAAAATGGCGCTTAAATTTCTTTATAGCGCCGTGTCTTCCAAATTGTTGATTTCCTGTTGCAAATATCTTCATTATACTACTAAAAATTTAATATTAAAATTGTCCCATAACTTCTTTAGATATGCCTGTTCTGCTACTGACGTTGCACCATTTACAATCTTCTTTTCTGCTGAAGTATCAATAAACATGTAAATTACAAAATCATATGCTGTTGAGTATATTGTAGATTGTCCAAAACCTTCTCTAAGACTTGCACCGCTAGAACCTCTCTTAAATTCTATAGCAACCCTAACGCCGTTAGTTTCTACAGTCATATCAGGTCGGTTTGCGGTACCCATGAAATGGATATTCTTGACAGTAGTCTTAACATCACCCTCCCATTTGACCATGGTCTTAGCCTTTTTACGGGCCAGACCAGGTTCAAATCCTCTTTTTTCAGAAACCCAAGAAGTTATAGCGTTTAATAGGTTTGGGTAAATGAATTGCTTTATCTTATCTTCATTTTGGTTCTTATAGTCAATCGTCTCAAAGATTTCATGACTTGTAATACCTGTAGTTATAACATCAAGAAGTTCTAATCTTTTCTTAGATTTACTCGATAATTTCATCAGCTTCAACTTTTTCAGTAGACATCTCATCTATCTTAGCATCAAGTTCAGCTAATTCAACATGCATGCCTTGGATCGCTTGGTTGGCCTCCGCCATCTTCTGCATCGCTTCGCTAATCTGAGAACCAATATTGGTTAATAGAGTAATAAAAGTTCTAGCAGCCTCAATACCATTTCCATCTGCTGTCGTTAAAGACTTGTACAACGAGTTTAAATCAATAGCACCTAAACTAACGGTAGGTTCTGCGTCTTCAGCCTTAATTCTAGCCTTTTCAAGCTTAAGATTATCATATAGATTTATAACTAGAGCAGCATCTTTAATAGTCCAAGAAGTATTCTTATCAAGATGCTTCATTACTCTAGATATGTCTTTAATATCATCGAAAGTAATACCGTATTTGGCATCTGCCAATTCATTTTGCTTTGTTTCAACTTCAGTCACGAGACTGTCTCTTGTTTCTGTTACCTCTTCTAGAGTTAACGGAGTTTTTGTGGTGTTTTCCACTTTTTTCATTTTAGTCATTTTTATTTGTTATTTAGTTTAAAAATCTGAGTTAGTTATTTTACAATCAAATTGAGAAAAGTTTAAATATTGTTTTTCGTCATCATTGACTCTTCTCATTACGTTGTCGTGTATATCGTTTCTTTCGGTGATTCTAGCAATCCTGGTCTCTAGCGGAATATCTAAGTATATTATAAAGCATCTTTTAGCATATTCACTAGGAAGTAATTTAACGGCTTCTGCGTTCATAATCATAACATCAGAATTATCAAATTCATCCTTTGTTATACCATATCTCCATCCATTAAATGATTGGTATTCTACAAATTCTCCAGCTTCTACTAAAGCGTCAAATTCTTTATCTGATTTAAAGTGATAATCCTTGCCGTCGATCTCATTGTCTTTGATTCTTTTCAATCTAGTTGTGCAAGACACTCCAAATGTAAAGCCCTTATCCATCATTCTTTTTCTAAAGAAATCTTTTCCTGAGGCTGCTTTTCCAACTAATACTATTTTACTCGACATTAATTACTGTTTAAGATATTATATATTAGGTTTTTATTTTGTTTCAAAAATACCCTTTAAATATGAAAATGTGAATTTGACAAACCAATACGGCCAAGTTGCAGTTAATACTATTAAATCAAACCCAGATAATTTTTCAAGCTTAGGCTCTTTATTGAATAATAAATCTTGTATCACTTTAAAAATAAATGAGAATATACAGCCTATTGTAATGTATAAAAGAACATTATTCATTATCGCTTGGTTTAGAAGGCGTGCTGAATAAAATATTTAAAAGTACTAAAATACCCAATGATTGCCAAAATGTAATTGGGTTAACGGTTTCTATTGCTGGAACTAAACATCCATTCCAAAGCAACATAACTGGGTATGTGCAAAATACCATTAGAATAAATGCAAGGGCAAAAGCACCTAAGACTGTCATAATTGTTTTCATAATAAATTTTTATGTGTTTACAATTATTATATAAGTAAAGTTAAAAATGTTTAAGCCTCTTCTTCTATACTAACGCTAAGTGGAAGACCTAGTCTATCTTCAACCTCATTAAGAGCTAGAATAACTTGATCGAAATTAACAACTGTAACCTCTTGAATACCTTCCATTGCGTCGATAGTTGCAGATGCCTGTGCAGTACTTCCTTGAATTGCTCCTTTAAGTGCAGATAGCGCATCTTTAATAAGATTACCGCTGCCTCTTTGAGCTTCTGCTTGTGATTCCACTGTAGTTTCTAACCTCTCTACAACAATACTAAGTTCTTTTGTTGCTTTAAATAATTCCTCTGCTAATATCTTCATTACACTATCTCCATCAGCTTTTGCTAGATCAGCCAAAGCAGTGAACATTCTTGTGGATGCGTTTACTGCCTCAATATTTATTTTTCTAGTATGATTTGCAAACTTACCATAAGATTTTTGCATCTTATTGAGTGATCCAGCGCTATGCCTAAACGCTAAAGCATTTTTCATATCGAAGAATACTTCAAGCGGCTTAATAGAACCCGCTACATTACTAGCCTCTTTAGATATATTTGTAAATGAAATAGATATAAGCTCAATAGGCTCTGCTAATCTTGCAAGTTTTCTAAATTGTTTAAATAGCTCAGAAGTTAAAAATAAATCTTCATCCTCAATTGATCCTGCTGTATTTATTATTTCTATGAATGAATTTGAAATAGATTTAATCGAGTTAGCAGATTGCTCAAGTATCTGTTGTCTTACCCTTAGGGTTAAATTGGATATAGGAGTTAACGCCAAAATAAATCTGTCAGAATTTGAAGATATGCTAGCAACTGCCATTTGAACCATAACCATAGCGTTTGCAATCCCAGCAAGTTTTGATAGCGAATTAAACATTGCTACTGAAGCCCAAACTGCAGGTATATTAGTTTTATGTGTACTTTTAGCAAATTCACCGTAAGCGGCTGCGACTATTTTTAAATGAATTGATAATTTAATCATCAATGATGTTTTTTTCATTAAAATATGTAACGGCATAAATGCAGATTTAAGAGCACCTGCGTAATAACCAATAGCCTTAAATACATTTCTAACTCTTTCTAATTGGGTTGCGGGGCTTTCAATGTTGAAAAATGATAATTTCTTAACAGCATGTATTGCATTAATGAATGGTTCTAGACCAGCAGTACTCATTGCTCTTGCTATGTTACCAAGAGGTTTAGCTAGCTTTTTAATAGACCCTGCCCTTGCTGCTAATCCGTCTAATATAGTAAATGGAGTTTCTTCTTCATTTCCAGTCAACCAATTAATAGCTCCGGAAATTGCCTTACCAACTGCTGCCATAACACCACCAACGGCCCCTCCCATTACGGCAATAGTCAACGCCATCCAAGCTCCTGCTATCGCTATAATACCACCGGCAAGTCCCATCATATTTTCAATACCAATTTCTTCTTTAAATCTTTTTAATACGTCTATCATTGCATGTATTGGTGACATAAGACCTCTTGACAATTTATCCATTGCTGATACATTTACATCTGGTAATTTACTAAATATCCATGCAACTACCCAAATAACACCGGCAATAAGTATCATACCGACTGCTCCTAGCAGTAATCCAGCTGGAGTAAGTGCCATCGCCATTAATCCTATAACGCCCATTGGTATAGAGAACATAAATATTGAAAGAGCAGCTTTAAAAGACCACTCTAGCGGCGGTGAAAGAAAGTCGCTTGGCAGAACACTAAAAATCCAAGCAGTTGCTAATATACCGATGGCAACTGCTGCAACACCAAGTAGACCCAATAAAAGTCCTTTCATTCCTAATAATTTACCAGCAGCTGCCATTATAACAAAACCAATACTAAACACTGCCAATGCAAGTCCAACCTTTAATGACCAATCCACTGGAGGTGCAAGAAATTCACTAGGTAGTAATTGCATAATCCAAGCGGCTGCTACAATTCCTAATGCAATTATTGGGATAGCAAGAGCTGCAGCGAACAGACCCTTAGCTCCTAATCCTTTAACACTCATCGCAATCATAGCGAAGGATGCTGAAAACACAAATAAAGCTAAACCAACATGAAGCGACCACTTCAATGGCGGTGCAACAAATTTACTAGGTAGTAATTGCATAGCCCAAGCTGCTGCTACAATTCCAAGTGCCAGCGCACCCATTACTAATGGCAATAGCGCAACCATGCCAACTCCTTTTAGGTTCATTTCTATTCCGCCAGCTTTCATTCCTTTCATAAGTGCAGCTGCTGCGATACCTAGAGGTATCATAACAACTGAAATTGCTAGTGCAGTTATAAACGTTTCGGCGGTTATAGGTTTCGTTAAACTTAAAATCCAAGAACTCGCAGCAATTCCAGCAGCCATTCCAACCATAATTAATGGTAACATCGCAACCATACCAACTCCATTCATATCCATTAATACCCCACCATCTTCCATCGCGTTTATAAGTTTTGCTGCTGCAATTGCTAGAGGAACCATAACAACTGCAATTGCTAGTGCAGTTATAAATGTGACCATCGATATCGGCTTAACTAAACTTAATACCCAAGAAGACAGTGCTATTGCTGTGGCCATTCCAACCATAGTCAAAACCATAATACCAGCAGACTTTAAAATATCTTTAAGTCCGACTCCTGTAAGTTTACCAGCTAGAGATTCACCAGCATCTTTAGTAATCGATTCTGATATTTTAGAGAAAACTGGAGCCAAGATAGCAAAAACTGCAGCAATTGCAAGAGAAGATATTAGTTGAGCCGGTGAAGGTACTGCCATGAAACTAAGTATGCCCGATGCTGCAACAAGAGCTCCTGCCATTAAAACAACAGCAAAACCACCCTTGACAACGCCCATCATATCAGGCATCTTAACTCCACCACTAGCTCCTTTCTGGTCTTTCTTTTCCGCGACAGTAACTTTTATGAGTTCTCTAATATCTCCTAATATAGCCGTCTGTTTCTTTAACTCCTTATGAGTTTCAATTGCAGCTTTCTTTAAATCAACCGTAAGTACTGTGTGTATCTGAGTTGCCAATATGTTATTGGATTCGGATACTGCTGCAATTCGCTGTAAAGGATTAAGAATAAGTGCAGTTTCTTTGTTAGATTTCATATACTATATAATGGTGTTTTTACCTATTCTATATATCCAAAGAATCCACCACTAATTAGTGATGGATTCTAAGTTACATTTTTGGCATTTTCATGCTAGGCATTTTCATACTAGGCATTTTCATGCTGCCTACCATGTCATTTGTCTGTTCTTGCTGTCCGGCATTTTGCTTGTTTTCCGCTTTCATATGGTCTACAAGGTCATTAACTAAATAATGAAACTCATAATATTCCATGTTGTCAAGCTCTGACGGCTGAATATGCAGTTTAAAATATATGTAAAACTTTGTTTTAAAGAAGTTCTCCAGCGATATCTTGAACAATGAATAGAGATTTGATTCCGTCACGAAAGTTAATGGGGATCTCAACGTCCTCCCCACCATCAAGTGCAACTAACATGTTGGGCTGCACGCCAACTTTCATTTTTTCTGCTAATTTATAGATTAAGCTATATTTTGCTGTTGACCAACTATTCATTTCCATTTCAAAATCAAAGATTTTCTTCTTATCAAAACCTCTCCATTCACTTACAAGATATGGAATGATTTGAATAACTGATGAGTCAATCTCGACTCCCTCTGCCTGTCTCTCTTTGATATATCCAGTCATATGCTGCATGATACCGATTGAAGGCGGTCTCATCGTAATAGTACCAAATGATTTTGTTTTAATTAAAAAGGTTTTATCAGATGAATCATAATATTTATCCAGTTCTTTTGGAATATTAAAATATTGAAAGTATTTCTTTTCGATTACAATGTTATGAGTCTTACCTTTCTTATCCTTGTGGTCTAGGGCTAACCTAGATTCTGGATCTGGGAAAGTTAGGTCTCTTATTGATAATATAACATAAAACCTATCCTCCTCACAGAGGTCTTTATATGACATCATCTTACTACCAGACTTAACCCTGATACATGATTCTAATATATCATTTAATTTAGAGTCAATATCCAATATATTTTGTTCATCAACTGTTGAAAAATGTCTAATCTCTGCAACCTTTGCAGATCTTATTGAAATTTGAGTTTCATTAGGATAAAACATGCCACCTGACGGTAGCGTAGCAACTGGAATATCATGAAAACCTAAGTGAAAGTCTGCAGGTGCTGCCTCGTCTCTCTTAAATTTATCCATGTTAACCCTGCCCTGTTCTACTCTTTCTTCTTGTGGAGATTCATTAGAACCTTCCGCAGATTCTACAAGATTTTTATAATCTTTGTCCAAATCTGTATTTTTCTCTTTTTTAGCCATTGTTATTTGTTTTTAAGTTTACTTATATTTGTTTTGTCCCATTCTTTTGCAGCGGACGGTCTATGTTTAATTTCTTTTTCTATTAAATCTCTTATAAATGCTGAGACTGATACTGGTCTTTCTTCGTTTTCTAATGCATCGTTTAATATTATTCTGTTGATTAATGTAACCGTTTCGTCTGACAATAGAACCTGTAATTTCTTTGTTAATCTATTTGTCATGATCTTTTATATTATTAGTATAACATATTATATTTTTCTTTCAAAATAAAGGACGACATTTCTATCGTCCTCTAAATTATTTAATTTAAGATAAAACTTCTCTCCAAGTATCGCATCTCCAAGAAACTTCAAGAGTTTGAGGATCAGCTGATTCGTAACTTAGTTCAGCAGTAATTCCTAATCCAGAAGTTATAAAGCAATCTTCTAAAGTAACAGTTCTGTAAATATCTCCAGCTCTATTAAATTGTACGATTACGATAGTTCCAGTATAATCTTTCTTAAGACCCATTTCTCCAGTTTGAGGATCGTATTGTGAATTATACCACTGTCTTATAGTTTTATAAAGATAGGCTTGATTAGCGTCATTGAGGTTAAGTGAGAAGTTAACAGTAACATCAGCTGCAGAACCGTCCGGCATACCAGCATATGAACGAGTTGCAAACTTATATTTCTGCTCAACTGCAGCAACCTCTTTGTATAATGAATCAAGTCCACTAATTGAGTTGATATGTTGTAGTAAAAGACCTGAGTCATTTACACCAGCAGGAGGTAAAATTGTAACCTCAAACAAATTAGCTTGAATTGGTTCAAAGTTTTTACCTTTCTTACTAGTTTGGTCTTGTGAATAATGCGGTAATGCCATAATTTTTATTTATTTATTTTTAATATATATTCGTTTTTTTATAGGAAACTTCCAGCTGCGATTTCTCCAGTGTTAAGAACTGTTGTTCTGTGAACTACAATCTCTAAACCTTTAACCGGCTCGACGTAAGTATCTATAATTCCCATGTTGTTATCGATTACTTCGCTGTCATTATTAGTAGAATCCATAATGTTTTTGAAATCGTAAACTCCCTGGTCTTGTTTAACTGATTCTAGGAACGAGTCAACTAAAGTTTTAATCTCTAGTCTTGCTTGAACTGTGTTAAACTCAAATACATAATCCTTAAGAATATCGTTGATTCCATCCTGTATGTAAATAAGTACTTCTCTTACATGTGCAGAACTTAATGCCGATTTAATAGATTGTTGAGCTGTTTTGTTTCCAAGAATAGTTAAACCAACTCCTCTTTGGAAAACAATTGGATTAATTCCAAATGGCTCTAAAATATCTCTATCAGCTTTATCAAAAGTATATTCAGCTCCTACTACTCCAGAACCGCCTACCACTCCTCTACGAGGACCAGCAACGATTGACCAAGGTAGGGCAGCTGTATACTTATCAATATAGTTATTAGATACGTAAGCAGCCGGTGGAACTGTAATATTTTTACCAGCATCTTTTACTAATAGACCTGGCGCATAATAGAATGCGTAGTTAGCTCCATCAGCAACTGAGGGTAAAGTATAAAGAGTTGTCGGATTCAAATCTAAGTTTCCTCCATCTTTAATATACTTAGTATTAAATTTACCAGATGCATCTACAAATTGTGGATTTGGATTAGCATTATTTTTAAAGTCTTCAACAGTAGGAGCATTCAAAATAGCAGAAGCATTTTGTCTGTCCTTAGCAAGTTTACTTATTTCATATTTTGTTAGAATCGTAGTAGCTTGTCCAACTATACTTTCCGAAGATCCAAATGTATCTACAATATATCTAAAGTCTATAAGATCTTTATCCTTTAATGCCGTAGCTAAATTAGTTGATGTTAATTGAGAAAGGCAGTTCGAAATTGAAGGTGCAGTAATTGTAGCGCCTGCTATCTCAAATGGAACGTATGATGTATTATAATTTTCAAACGATTTAAGAGCAGTAATTCCTACTGCGTTTGTAGTATCTGCTCCTTCAGCTGAAGCAACTACGTTAGCGGTAACTATAGCTGATGCGAAAGTTGCAGTACCTGGGGTTACAGCAGAAACTGCTCCAAAGTCAGTACCGGCAGTTTGAGCAGTTATAGTAATAACTCTGTCGTTGGTTGAAGCTTCAGTAACAGTAGCAGTTGCGACAGTACCAAGGGCTTGAATAGCATTTGCGACAGCAGCCAGTGTAGTATCATTATTAGATGTGAATGCTATTGCAGATAAATCTGTACCGTCAACTGTAACGGTTACAGAGTCACCAACTACGGCAACTACGTTAGCTTGCGTGACATCAACCGAACCAGCAAGGTTAGTAGTAGCGTTAGCTATAGTTGGAGATGTAAATCCAGTACCAGCAACAGCAGCAGTAAATATAAGACCAGCACCAGAGCTTGTCAATGTAATACCAGCGTTTGCATATGCAGTAGCGTTAGCAGTTACGAAGGCTGTAGCAGTACCAGCAAGAGTTGAACTAAATGTAGCCGTTAAAGGACTACCATTAACACCAGTTGTAGTAATAGCGGCTGTACCACCTGTACCAGTAAGAGTAAGAGTTTCAACTTGAGCAACAGCGGAAACAGCAGCAACGAGACCAGGTTCACTTAAAGTTAATGTTCTAACAGCAGCAACCGCAGAAACTGCTGCGCCGGTTGAATCTCCCGCGGCAGGATCTGTAACGTAGTATGCAGTGCTAATTGGTGTGTTTGTTTTAATAGTGTATGTTCTAATTTTATTAGAAGTACCGGAATCTACATATGAAACCTGTAAAACCTTTGCAAGTCTATCAGCCTCTTCTGCCCATAGATAATCTCCTTTAGCGATTGGGGTTGTAGGGTGGACAATAGCATTAGCCGGAACACCTTGGCCTGAGTTATCGTATGCAATTGTGTATGTATTTCCAGAAATAGTTGGAGTACTATTAAGATCTCCGGTTTGACTGAATTTTCTAACGCTATCCGGATATGAAAGTGCAGATGTATTGATGTTTGCACTGATACTATATCCATGTCCGATTAGATTTAATTTAGTACCAGCCTCTAAAAGAACTTTCTCCTCGTCAACTGCACAGAATAAACCAGTTCTTCTAGCTTCTTGGTTAATCATAGATTCAATGTATAAACTTCTACCCTCCATATCTTTAAATCCAGGAAGTAAAGACCCGCTGTATTTAGCAAGTGTAGTAACTGTCCTTAGATTGGAAAATGCATCTAATTTAGATTTAATTAAACCCTGAGAATCAAAGTAATTTCCATAAGTAGAATCGTTTTTTAGCACTGTATGATCAAATTTACCCTTAAATACAAATACATCAACCATAAAGTCTGATAGATAATCTTTGTCATGCAGGTATGCCGGAACATTTCCAGCGCCATACCATTCATCTGCTGTAATCTCAAAACCATCAACATCACCAGCAGCTCTAATAATAACTGTTATTGGTGTTGTTTTTAAGTTTGTAAATGCTATTATCTCAGTATTTGATGTTGCACCTGTTATTGCTAGCAATGACGCATCACTTGGAGTCATAAATTTATCAGTATTGTGAAAGCTGTTATATGGCTTATTAAATAAAGTCCTAAGAGCTGTTGAGTTACTTGAGCCGTGGTTATTACCACCATGCGTGAATGGATGTAATACATTTGCAAAATCTGCAGTGTCATCGAAGTCCATCAAGCTTAGCGCTAATATTGGACCTCTTGATAATGCAGCTAAACAGGATCTGTGGAAAAACATTCCCTTTTTCTCTAGTGACTTATCAATGTCGCCATATACGTTTTTGAAATCTTCTGCATTTTCAATAAGAGTTGGTGAGTTGAAAGGACCCTTCTTAGAGTGGCCTACCAACAATCTTAACGTGCTTATGTTAATATTTGAAGTTTGTGATTTGTCGAATTCCAAGCGGTAAACACCTGAACTCTTAAATTGTCTTAATTGAGGACTAATTGCCATAATTTAATAATTTATTTTTTCTTTAGTTATATATCTCGTTCATTCATGTGATTTTTCTATATAATGTCGTAAATATCATATTGTAGATCACCAGCATCAGTATTATCTCTATATAATACCTGTTCCATTACATGAACAGTTTTTCTAGGTATATAATCTAATAATTCTTCAACAAAGTCAGCATATGCTGTTGTATTAAAGAATTCTGTACTATTTACTGCAGACATTATAATATCATCATGTCCTAGTTGGGCTCCATAGGAACCATTCTTAACAGAACCAAATACTGATGCCTCTGTTACTGTTTCAAACTCATTTAATGAAATCCTGTTATGTTCTACCAGTTTTTTAAAGTTTTGACAAAATACTGCTTTATTAACTGAGTTTAATTTAATGCCTGGTTTAAGTACCTTAGAATCATGCCTATGCTTAAACCTTAAAACCATTTCATCCTCAAAATCATTTCTAGAAGGGAATATTGGTGCTCATGTATTTTAGTAAGATACTACCATAAGTATTGTACTCTATCACCATCTTTACATTTTCACCATAAAAAACCTCAAGTGCTAGTGTATATAAAATCTTAGAGAAATCTTCTATTGTGTGTTCATTGCTTCTAAATAATGCGATTTGTTCTAATCTAAAGAAGTCATACATAGCACCTGGGTTTATTGAGTTTTTAATATCCTCATGCGCTTGTGGTAATACTTCAAAAACATTTATGATTGAATAGTCACCACCAGAACCCTCAGCAATATCTACTGAAAACAGCCAATATCTTTTACTATCCCTAGCGTCTTCAGTGTCAAACCCTTTTTTAAAACCAAGGAATCCTTCAGTTTCTGCATGTATATTTGAAAAATCATCTAGGTCTTGCCAATCATAGACATCCATACCCTTTCTGAAATTCTTTAAAGAAATTGGATTTAAAAGCAATGACGATACAACTGAAAACTCATTACCATATTGCCTGTTAAATGCCTCTTCTGAACCTAGGTTTGCTAATTCTCTCTTATACCATTCATCGTCTCTGTCCGGGTGTTGCCACCATTCTATTCTAGTCGGTATATATTCATTGTTTCCTTTTACTGCATTACTATAAATCTCATGGAATTTATTAAAACCATTCTGTGTAGATGTAATATTTATACGGGAAACCTTTGAAGATGATAATGTGGGATATACGTTTTCATAAAAACTATCTACAATTGTTGGATGTACATGGGCAAACTCATCAAGATATAAATTATGAATTGTAAAACCAATACCAGCCTTTGCAGTGGTAGATTGACCTACAAGTCTACATCCATTATCTGCTCTCATTGACATTACATCATATTTCAAGATACCTGGCTTCATAAAGAATGGAAGATTCTCCATTACAACCTTAGCCTTATCTATGATTTCTTTTGTAGTTTCAGCTTTATTCGCTAAAAGCAACGTTGTTTTATCATAATTGAATAGCATATACCATGCATTGAAAATGGATGCGGTAACTGTTTTACCCATCTGTCTTGCTGCTACAACTACATTAAATCTATTCTCTTGAAAGCTTCTTAAAAGATCTTTTTGATAATCTCTCATCTTAACCTTTTGAACTCCCTCATCAGTCATTACAACAGCATAGGTCTCTGCAAAGTATACAATATCTTTAGCACACTTAGCTATTTCCTTGATTTCATTGTCAGTATATTCAAATACTATATTACCCTTACGCAGGTTTTGTTTACCTTCATAAAACGGCATTTTAACCTGGGGCTTATAACCCTTGTCCATTGCTACTAATAAATCATTTACATTTTTAGTCGACCAAACCAATCTTTCGCTTGATGCGGTCGACTCCTCCTTTGGAATCCATTTATTATCGCTTATGAAATCTGACATTATTCTTTTGTTTCTTCAATATCTGAGGCATCGACATCTTCAACCTCATCTGTATTTATACCATCTCTAATCAACCGCATCAAGTCTTTAGAACCTCTCATTGTATTACCATCATTTGAATCTCCTCCAGCCTCTTCAATAGATTTAACATTATCCTTCTTACTGTAAATTTCGATATCTCTTGCGATTCTTTTTGTAGACTCTTCAGTTGCCATTAAATACATGGTCTGTGACTTGATAATATCAAGCATAGATTTTTGAAGAGTAGCAAGCACCTCAAACATTCTTGGTGCAATCTCTCCACCTTCTATAGTTTCAAGCAAAGTTGTCAAAGCTCTTTCACCAGCATTAAGCTGGTAAACTAGAGAAGCCATTGTCATTTCATCGATAGCTTTTTTGGATTGAATATACTCATCACGTTCAATAATATCCTCATCTAAATAAAACTTCATAAGAGCTGTAATAGTCTTCTTGGCTTTTTTAGTNGAGGTANTTTTCAACTCTTTGAANGATGGTAGTATTTCTCTTTCCTTTGCCGGTAGCATTGGATCGGTATCAACCATCTCTTCGATTGATTCTGTATCATTTCCAATTAAACTATCAAGGTCTCGACGGATGTCTTCTGCCTGGTCTTTAATTGATTTCTTTTCTTCTGACATAAATTATTTGTTTATAGAGTATATATCCCAATTATGCTATCTAGCATTCTTGAACTTCTGGTACCCTAATGATGGAATAGCATTATCAATAAGCAATGCATGTTGATTATCGTGAACAATGTATTGATTCAACATATTTTCAAACTCTGCTGATTCTATGGCCTTATCAAATATTCTAATATTACTTACGTTTAATTTACCTCCTTGTAACTCATATTCAGGACCATCAGACCATGTCTGCGCGTTATTGGTCATAGCTAAAGATCCGGTGTATTCTTGACCGAACGTTGTTATATGACCAACATTACTTAAACTGTATAATGTAGCCTCAATAGTTCCTGTGTTATTCTTGACATTTACGATAACCCCATACCATTTATCCTTAGACATTGGGGTGTTGTGTGTAAATGAGTGGGTGAAGCCATTAAATTCTACATTGATAAGGTTTGTACTTATCCTTATTCTTAATTTCCCTGTCGAATTAAGAATAACGTATGCTGTAGTGTCAGTTATTTCAAAGGTTGGTCTAATCCATGCCGTAACAGCAAGCTGACCATCCGTTATCATGTTTGATTTTTTATTATACTTAAGCGCTGGTGTATTTAATGTAAGATTGCTTAAGTCATAGTGATTGTTAGAAACTGTCAAGAAGTTATTTACGATAGCCTCGTCCTTAATAACAAGTTTCGGATCAATATAAGTTCTTTGGCCATCTTCTAAGATATTAGAAATTACCTGAAACTGTACTGGGTTTGTATCTTTTGTTTGTTCATCTTTGAGTTCTTCGCCAAAGACCTCTTCAATTCCAGTAATTAAAGTATCAGTTGCATTATCATATCCTCCCTTAATAACCGAGCTTCTATCTTGATATTTAACCAGCTTAACTCTCCAATAAGACCTTGTGGAGTTAAACTCGTCAGCAATACTTACAGAACTTACCTCATACATTTTATTTATAATCGGTATGAACATATAATCTTTAGCTCTAGGTCTTAAGCCAGTACCGAAAGCATCTTTAAATTTTTCATGTACAATATGCACCTCAAATTCTGCAAATTCCATTCCAAAAATATCAAATGTATTTGCTTCAGATGGGAATTCGTTGTCTGGCACTAAAATCTTTACATTTTGATTAGCTGCTACGCTGAACAGGGAATATTCCATCAATGTGACATCTTTTGTTCTGCCATGAGGCTCTGTTCTAAAGTAATTAACTTGATGTCCAAACAAATCACTCACTATATTATTAAGTTGCTTATATAAATTTACTGATTTATTTTGAGCGTATGGATTAAATACATTTGATGGGTTTGTTGAAGTATCAACTTCAATCACAGCACCACCGCCAACACTAAAGGGGTCGGCGCATGCTAGGCCAACACAATCATCGGCTGGTGCAACATATGGCGTTGTGTTTATTGTTTCAGATTCATGATAATACCGGATAACTTGGCTAGGAAAGGCACCAACGGTAGCTCTAAAATGAATATACCAGGTTTGATTGTTCGGAATTATATCAGTATTCAGTGTTGATATATCTTGGTAGCCGGTTGAAGTGTGTCCTGGGTATGTTGCACTATCTGATAGTGCCCACTCGTATGTTGCGATACTATTATGGCTTTCATACGCAGAAGCTGGCTCAGTAAAACGTACTGGACTTGGTAGGGTAGTTGTAAAAGCACCTGCTACCTGTATGATGCTTGCGCTATGAACAATTTGAATAGTTAAGACTGTTCCATCGACAACTATCTGATCTCCTTGAGCAAACACTCTCATGTCATTGCCCTTAACATATATAAGAGTATTGCTGCCGTATGGTGAAATTTGATTAATGGCGGTTGTGCCAATTCGATTTGTTGCAACGCTACCGAGTATCGTATGTGATGAAACTCCAGATATGCTAGAGAACGGTCCTGCTGCCGGAACAACAATGTTTATAGTGTTTTCTGCAAAACCTCCAGGGGGGTATACTGCCATTGTATATAGTCTTTATTTTAACTATATATTTAGATTTTATGCGTAATCTGTAATAACCATAAGCATAGGGTTTTCTTTGTTTATCGAAACATCTAATGCCTCTAAAAGCGCTAGGATAATTAAACTTCTGCGAGATTCCTTATCAATCTCAGCAAGTTGTATTTCTAACCTGTTAAGAATATCTAGGTATTGTCCATTAAAGTATGGTTTACCAGGCGTTAGAAGTCCTATCTCTTCTAATATCTTATTAAGTTCTGTCAATGGTGACTGATCAAAAATATCTGATAGATTTAAAGTGGCCTTTAGAATTGCAAAATCATATTTGATTGTTTTATCCTCATCCTCCTCAATAACTCTAGAGTAGGACTTATCAGAATCTAAAGTCAACTTAATATATTTTAAGTTAACCATTTCAGTACTAACTCTATGCATAAAATAAATAGAAGTTGCGTCTTTTCTTGGTACCTGAAACCCATACGAAGATACTTTATTTATCTCATCTTGATAATTCATAGCAATAAAGGTTTTTAATTGCTGAGAAGAAATAATCATGGAATTTCTTCCCATCTCCTTATAGTCTAATTGATTTCGCATCTGAGCCCACATCCTATAGTCTATATAATTATATCTATATAGAGTAGTATCTATGATTGTGGGTATATGATTTATGTCAAGTTCTTCCATTTAATACATTTCCATTGAATCCTCTAATTTCTTTAGAGTTTCATATAATTCTATTTTAGAGAATTGTTCAAGCTCACCAAACTCTCTTTTGCCAATTTCATTCTTTTGCATGAATAAAGAGATTGTAGTGTCTTTAGGTATGTATTCATTTTTATTTTTTGCTACTTTTTTAGCCTTCTTTGTTTTTGTGTAGATCCAACCAGGAACCGATCTAAATCTACTTGCAACCATATACCAACTGTCAATAACAGCAGCACCATTAATGCCATTTATATTAAATAGATTTGCATTTGTTGGGTATTTAATCGCAAAAAAGCGATTTATCATAAATTGATGTCTCTTTTTATTGCGATTGCTTATTGTGCTATAAATCTTTGGCTTTGTAAAAAGTATCTTAATAAAATCGAATAGTTTAGTTTCGTCTAGCATATTATTATATGAGTATTCTTAATAAAGTTTTAGAATAATGAGTTTAAATCTTTAGTTGCTGGCCTATCTCCAAGGTCCTTAGTATCTAACCCAGCAAATGGATCGAACTGTTTAGGTGTAGGAGTCTTTTTAGTAGATTCTGACCACTTAGTATCTTTAAGAATGTTTTCCATTCTAGTAAGATTTGAAATAATAGGTTCAACATTAAAATCTCTTTCAATATTCTCATAAATTCCTTTTTGTATCGGATCTGGAATAGTATTAAAGTGNAATANCATTAAATCTAGGTTTTGATTAAATCTTACTTTAATCTCTTCTTTTTCTAATCTACCAACAACTTCATGAATCAAATCAACTATAACACCAACTCTATCTTTATTAAAGAAATGGTCGATATGAAAGTCTCCTTCTAATTCTTTATATTTTTCTAAAACTTTAGTTGCTACTTTTTCAGTAATTGAGAATGTTCTAATCTTTCCAGTTGAACTCTCCTTCTCCCAAGTCACTACACTTTTAATATTATCTGACTTATCGCCTTGTAAAATCTTTAAGAATATAAAATCATCACAGTTAATTTCTTCAATCTCTACATTATTACTTTTAATCCAAGCTTGCAGCTTTTCTTTAGCATCATCATGCATTGCATCAGTACCTCCCATATTAAATAATAGGTCTTCATTTGACATATCATTGGTTTTACGAGCATTTAATACATCTTCGAAACCTTCGAATGCTAATAATTTTCTTTTAGTATTGTAATACCAAAGAGTATATGCGTCATTGGCTTCATTATAGTTTACTAGTTGAATTAAATCTCTATCACCAGTCCAAACAATNCAATTCTTTCCACTTGTGTTTANTTGAGTTGCCCATCCAAATAAAATATCATCAGCTTCTGCNCCATTTACCCAATGTATAATAACACCTTGCTTTGCAAGAACTTCTTGAAACTCTTTATAAACGTGAAACACTGCGTCCCAATTAACGTCGCTCTTTTGAACTCGTGTTCCTTTATATTGAGCTTCTGGAAATAGGTCCTTTCTCCATGATTTGCTATCAACTGCTACTACGATTTGGTCTGTGAATGGTGATAACTTTCTAGTTTCTGATGCAAAGTCAATACACAGCTTTCTCATGAATTGAGATTTACCTTCATTATCTCCAAGTAGTTGTTCACCTTTA